CGCAGCGGCAGGGCAGGGGCCGCGCTGATGGGCGTGCCCCGCGAGCAGTACGAGAAGGGCAAGGCCCGCGCACTGGGCTACTTGGAGGCGCTCATGGTGGGCGCTGGAATGATCAACGACGGCGGCATCACCGCTGCGAAGGTTCGCAGCGATCAGTCAACCAACGAGGGGACAAACTGATGAGCGCAGCACGCATGCACAGCATTGAGCAGAATCAGAGCGGTATCGCCAAGAAGGTGCTGGACGCGCTGGGCTACGAGACCGAGTCGACCCCGCTCAACGTGTTGGCCGAGTTCAAGCGCCTGGGTCGCGTCGCCGACATCTCCGTGATTCGCGGCACGCTGGAGTCACTGGTGCGCGACGGACTGGCGAAGAAGCACCCCGGCGACAACTTCACTCGCGTGAGGGTGGAGCAGTTGAAGGTCCGCAGCATCAAACCCGACGCCGTCGAGCAGCCTGCTGCGCCGCGCTCGGTGTTCGACCGGCTGGCCGATGTGTCAGCACGGCTTCACAAACTGGCCGAGGAGTGCGAAGCCGCCGCGCTTGATGCCGAGGCCGAGATCCTGCGCGCCAGCGACGAGCAGAACGCCGAGATCGCCCGCCTGCGGGACGACAGCGCGAGCCTGCAGCGGCTTCGCGAACTGCTGAAGGTGTCCTGATGCCTGAATACGACCTGGCGCTGCAGGCCCGCTGCGCGGCCCAGCTGGCGACCATCAAGGCGATGCAAGAGGAGATCGACTTGCTCAACGCCGAGATCAAGTTGCTGCGCGGCAATGAGCCGAAATGCCCGCACAGCGCCTTCGACAACTGCGACTGCTACCGATGAACGCCCGCGACGTCGGCAAGCTCAAGACGAACCTGATCCATCTGCCGAAGCAGATCGTCGACTACGAGCGGAAGGGCCGCACGGCAGATGCCGAGAACTGCCGCCGCATCCTGGCCTACAGCCGCGAGCAGATCGCCAAGTGGGAGGCGAAGAAGGCCAAGGCATTGACGACTGGTCACCACGAGGTCACTCTCGACGACAGAGTGCAGAACTGACTCCGAAACCCGGCCCCGAGCCGGGTTTTTTGCGTTCAGCCTCCAGCCAGTCCCCGCACTAGGGGACGCGCCCAGCCGGGTGTGGCCTGTAACACCGGCAGCACCTGTGGCGCATAGCCCACCAACCTCGGGCCGAATGACGCGCCAGCGGTGACGCCTCGCCCTCGTAAGGGGCATCAATTTCTGGAGCGTCCTGATGGCCCTGACAGCGCGAGACCTGCAGCGCCTGAACACCTGTCATCCGCATCTGATGGCCGTGGTGCTGGAGGCATCGAAGACCGTCCCCTTCGTCGTCGTCGAAGGCATGCGGACGCTCGACCGGCAAAAGCAACTGTTCGCCGCCGGCAAGAGCCGCACGCTGCGCTCGCGCCACTTGGCGAAGCCGGCCACTGGCGTCGCGGCACTGGTGTCGCACGCCGTCGATCTGGCGCCGCTGGTCGATCTGGACGCCGACGGCGACCTCGACCTGTCCTGGCACCCGACGCACTTCCGGCCGATTGCCGAGGCGATGAAGGCTGCGTCCATTCGTCTGGGCTACCTGATCGACTGGGGCGGCGACTGGATCAGCTTCACCGACATGCCGCACTTTGAACTCAACCGCACCGCGTACCCATGAGCAAACCTGTCGCCGTCGGAGCCATCGGGGGCGCGATTGCCGGCGCCCTGACCATCAGCGCCCCTGACGTCCGGGAGTGGCTGCATGTGGCCCAGGAGATCGCCCACGGCGACAGCGCCTTCCTCGTTTTCTGCCTGCTGCTGCTGATGATGCTCGGCGCCTTGCTGTATCGGCAGCGGACCAGCGGTGACGAGTGCGCCATGCGCGTCCACCAGCTGGAGAGCGTCGTCCAGGGCATGTACGCGCTGCTCGCGACCGACGACCGCTACCAGGATCTGCCGAGCTACGAAGAGTTCGCGGCCGACAATTTCAGCATCGCGGAGATCCACCGCGCTCGCAGCAAGCCGACAGCCCAATCGAAAGGAACTCCGCATGAAGTCCGCACCTAAGGCCGGCTTGCTGGCCCGCTCGCTCGTCCGTCCCGTCAAGAAGGCGGTGGCCCAGAACGTCCCCAACCGTGTGCCGCGTGCGAAGGCCAAGCCTGTCGCGGCGCCGAAGGGACAGACCAAGACCGCACCCGCGATGCCGAAGAAAGACCCGGTGAAGCGCGGCTACACCTCGAAGGGCTGCTGATGCCGCGCCTGAAGAAGCCCGTCCCCGTGGCATCGCCCGAGGTGGCCGACAACATCGCCGCTGCCGCCGACTACTACCCGCTGTGGACGATGCGCCTGGCCTCGGCCGACGCCTCGGTCCCGGCCAAGGTGATCGCCACCCGCGAAGAGGGCCAGGACATCCGCGCCGACCTGATCGTCACGCTGCCCGACGGCACCGAGACCGAGATGCACGGCGTCCTGCTGGTGACCGCAGCCGACACCCGCCAGATCCCGAAGGCAGTGCTGCGCCCGCAGTAATCCTCCCCCAGACCGCAACCCCGTGAGGGGACCGTCGAGCCATGACCAAGAAGATCGCCGAAATCGGCACAGTACCGACCAAGAGCCGGCGCCCGCAGCCGAAGGGCGGCAGTCGCAAGGGCATCCCGAACAAGATGACCGCCGACCTGAAGGCGATGATCCTTCAGGCGCTCGACGGTGCCGGTGGCGTCCATTACCTGATGGCCCAGGCGCACAAGAACCCCGGCCCGTTTCTGACCCTGGTCGGCAAGGTGCTGCCGATGACGGTATCGGGTGACCCGGACAACCCGCTGCTGGCGAGCCTCAAGGTCGAGTTCATCGCACCGAAGCCGTGAGCATCCAGTTCCCGGCCAAGCTGCAGCCCCTGTTCGACCCCTGGCGGTACAAGGTCATCCACGGTGGTCGAGGTGGTGCGAAGTCCTGGGGCGTGGCGCGTGCGCTGCTGCTGCAGGCCGCTGCGAAGCCGCTGCGCATCCTCTGCACCCGCGAGGTGCAGAACTCGATCAGGGAGTCGGTGCACAAGCTCCTGAGCGATCAGATCGCCGCGCTCGGGCTGTCGGCCTTCTTCACCGTCGGGGTGGCGAGCATCAAGGGTCGGAACGGCTCCGAGTTCATGTTCGCCGGCCTGAGCGATCAGACCGCCGACAGCGTCAAGAGCTACGAGGGCGTCGACGTCGTCTGGTGCGAGGAAGCGCACGGCATCACCGACCGGTCGTGGAAGATCCTGATCCCGACGATCCGCAAGGACGGCAGCGAGATCTGGGCGACGTTCAACCCGGAACTGGACAGCGACCCGACCTGGGTGCGGTTCGTGGTGAACAAGCCCGCGAACGCGGTCGTGATCGAGATGAACCACCGGGACAACCCGTGGTTTCCGCAGACGCTGGAGATCGAGCGCCTGCACGACCAGCGGACGCTGCCTGCGGACGAGTACGAGAACATCTGGGAGGGCAAGACCCGCGCTGCGGTGGCCGGTGCCATCTACGCGAAGGAGATCACCCAGGCGCAGTTGGATCGGCGCATCCGGCCGGTGCCGTATGACCCGATGCTGAAGGTGCATGTGGTGTTCGACCTCGGCTGGAACGACGCGATGACCATTGCGATGGTGCAGCGCGCCGGCAACCAGATGATGGTCATCGACTACATCGAGGACAGCCACCGGACCTACGACCACTACAGCGCCGAGCTACGGACACGGAAGTGGAACTGGGGCAAGGTCTGGCTCCCGCACGACGGGAAGCACAAGAACGCCCAGACCGGGAAGAGCGCCGCCGATGTGATGGCCGCGCTCGGCTGGAGCGTCGGCGAGGTGCCCGAGATCGGGCTGGAGCAGGGCATCCGGGTCGCCCGCATGGCGTTCGGGCGCTTCTACTTCGATGAGGACAAGACCGGACGGCTGGTCGAGTGCCTGAAGCGGTACCGCAGGCGGATCAACCAGCAGACGAAGGAAGCGGGCGAGCCGCTCCACGACGAATACAGCCACGGCGCGGACGTCTTCCGCTACGCCGCCGTCGCCGCTGACCAGATGCAGAACGAAGAATGGGGCGGGGCGATGGTCGCCATGCCTGTATCGATTGCCTGAGACATCATGAAAACACCCGAGCCAGCAACCCGCGATGACCTGAAGCGCATCGTGGAGGCCGGGATTGATTCATCCGTCGGCTACCTCGGCAGCGACATCAGCCAGGACCGGAAGCGCCTGCTCGATGCCTACTACGGCCGACCCTACGGCGACGAGGTCGAGGGCTGGTCGGCGGTGGTCAGCCGCGACGTCATGGAGACCGTCGAGTGGACGGTGGCCCAGTTGGTGCGGATCTTCGCGGGTGACGACTTCTGCGAGTTCGAGCCGACCGGGCCGGAGGATGTCGAGGCCGCGAAGCAGCAGACCGAGTTCGTCCGCAAGACCATCCTCGAGGATGTCGGCGGCGTGGTGCTGCTGCACGACTGGTTCAAGGACGCGCTGCTGACTCGCACGGGCGTCGTCCACTGGGGCAAGGAGGAGTCGATCAAGCACTCCTACGAGACCTACACCGGCCTGACCGAGCAGGGCGTGCAGAGCGTGCTGATGGACCAGGGCACGGATCTGCTCGACCGCACCGACAGCCAGGAGCAGATGCCCGACGGCTCGATGGTGACGCTGTCCGATGTCCGGGTGAAGGTCACGAAGCGGAAGTCGAAGCTGCAGATCACGGTCGTGCCGCCGGAGGAGTTCCTGATCGCCCGCCACGCACGGGACGTCGAGACCTCGAGCTTCGTCGGTCACCGGGTGCAGAAGACCCGCAGCGACCTGATGACGATGGGCTTCACCGAGGACGAGCTTGCCGAGGTCAACTACGACGACGGCGAGAACCTGAGCGAAGAGGATCACGCCCGCGACGTCAACCGGTACAGCAGCGACTTCCGCGAGGAGATGGCCGAGGGCAACCAGCAGCGGGTGTGGTTCTACCGGTGCTACATCAAGGCCGACATCGACGGCGACGGAATAGATGAACTGCTCTGCTGCGAGTACGCCGGCAAGCAGTTGCTGCGGGCTGATGTAGCCGAAGAGATCCCCTACGCGGTGATCACGCCCGTCCGTATGCCGCACCGGTTCTTCGGTCTGTCCTACGCGGATCTGGTCGAGGACATCCAGCGGATCAAGACGGTGCTGACGCGCCAAGGTCTCGACAACCTCTACCTGTCGAACAAGCCGATGAGGGAGGTGGTCGAGGGCCAGGTGAACATGGCTGACCTCCAGATGGCCCGCGTCGGCGGCAACGTGCGTGTCAAGCAGGCGGGGATGATCCGCGAGCTTCTGGTCACGCCGATGACCGCGAGCGCGCTGCAGATGATCGAGCGCATGGATCAGGTCCGCACCGAGCGCACCGGCATCAGTGCCGGCGGGCAGGCGCTCGACCAGGGAGCGCTGAACCCGAACACGCCGGTCGGCACCATGTCGCAGTCGATCAGCCAGATGATGGTGCGGGTCGAGTTGATCGCCCGCATGTTCGCGGAGACCGGCGTCCGCCGCCTGTTCCAGGGCGTCTACGGCTACCTGTGCCGCAATCCCGATGTCCCGCGCATGGTGCGCCTGCGGAACCAGTGGACCGAGGTGGACCCGCGAGGCTGGCGCGAGCGCGAGAACGTCACGGTGACCATCGGCCTGGGCGTCGGATCTCGCCAGTCGGTGCAGGCCACGCTGCAGCAGGTGTTCGCCATGCTCCAGCAGGCGGCAGCGACGGGCGCCCCGTTCGTGTCCCCGGCGAATCTGTACCACGCGGCCAGCAAGGTCATCGAGGCCGCAGGCTTCAAGGACATCCCGAACTGGCTGACCGACCCC